ATCTCCTCCTTGATAGAGCTAACCATAGCATCTGCGCCTTGCCACTGCCGTTCCGCATATCGGTAGTACGCACCTGCTCTTATGATGACCTTGTTAATAATTCCAAGGGCCACAATTTCCTTAGCAAAATCGTATTCGCCTGGGGCTACAGTGCCACCATCAGCAAAGTAGAAATCAATATAACCAACCTGTGATGGTGGGGCAGACTTGTTTTTGATAGTTCGGGCTTTGATAGTTTGGCCTACACGACGTTTAGAGTCGCCAGTACCAACCTCAATCCAGTCATCTCGTTTAATCTCTACGCGAGTAAAATAACTGTAGTTCTTTCCCTTACCGCCGGGGGTAGTTCTAGGGTCACCGTACATAACACCTACACGGTCACGCCATTGATTAATCATAATGCCAATAAATGGGCGCTCTATTTCAATAAGGCTACGCTTTGAAGCAAGGCCAACCTTACGAAAAAATTTATTAGTTAAGAGCGCTCCTCGTCCGACGGTGTACTCATCCATTTCTTTCTCATCTTCCGCTCCTGGAACAAGAGCAGGGAGTGAGTCAATAACAATGCAATCAGCACCCTTGCTTTCAACGACTTGAATAACCGCTTCATAAGCTTCCTCCATAATATTCGTAGATATAACAAACACTCGGTTAATGTCTACACCGCATAGTTCTGCGTAAGAAGGAACCCACTGCTCTGCTGCAACCCATACAGTTGTAAATTCAGGGTCTTTCTTTTGATTAGCAGCAATAGTTTTAAGTGCAATAGCCGTCTTACCGTTGGACTCTTCGCCAACAATCTCATGCCATTGATTGGTTGGCCAACCCCCACCCAACGCTACATCTAACGCAAGTGAGCCTGTTGTAACACGACCAATTAGGTCGTCTCTTATGTCTGTTCCAATTACTACTGTTTCTGGTCCAAACTTTTTATTTAACTTAGCAATTACTTTTAATAGTTCTGGATTCATTGTTGACTTGGTCATTACTCAAGCTTACCAATAATTGTTGTTGGGTTCCAACCGCCAGTTTCTACTTGTACAGCGGCTTGAACAGGCCCTGTTGGTTGAGGACCACTTACTATGCCTTTACCCATACCTGAACCACTTTGTTGAATCGGGTACCCACAGTCATAACAACGCGCCCTACCTCCACCAGCAGCAGAGTAGTTACCGCTTCCACATCCAGGACAATTGTTAGATGCAACTGGTGGTATGTACTGGGGCTGTTGCGGTTGTGGTTGATACACGGGCTGTTGCGGGGGTTGAGTTGCTGTTGGTATCGGTGTTGGGGCAGCACCTAGTTTATTAGCCCACCAATTACTGCTCATCTTCATCCTCCTCGTTTGCTCCGTAAGTAGATAAAAAGTTATACGACTTGTTTAAAAACCCTAGCTCAAGTGCTGCCGAAAAAGCGGCAACCAACGCAGCAAATGATACTTGCTGGTACAGGCCTTCCATTAAATCTGGGTCAATATCAGAAACATCTTCTGTTTCTATATCTTGTAATTGAATTGTACTTATAGCCTTGGCGTTAATCGCAGAAATCATCTTAAAAAACGGAATAAGGCCGTCTATCTCTTCTACTCTAGACTCGCTCTCACCCATTTCGTATTCTTCACCCTCTTTACTTACGGGCATTAAATCAAAGGCACGAAATAAATCATTAGGCTCTTCAATACCTAAGTCGTAGCAATACCATCTAATTAAAGTACTAAGCGGAACCGTATTACTGTATATCTGAGGCTCTTCGTTTTTTTTCCAAAACTTCCAACTCACTTTGCTTCTCCCCAACGCTGAACTGTTGTTATGTCCGCAATTAGTGGAACGTTTAAAATGTCTATGCCTTCCATTGCGGTTCTGATAGCGTCCTCGGTTTCTTTAACAAGGTGGTCTGGGCAAAGCGTAACTAGCTCATCGTGAACGGTCAATATTAGCTTAGATTCTTCGGGAAGTAGTCCGTGCGCCCGAACCATGGCTAGTTTAATAATATCGGCGGCTGAACCTTGAATTCTAGTATTAAAAGCTTGACGCTCAGCTCCAGCTCTAATCATGCGGTCGTTAGAGTTAATCTCAGGAAGGTAGCGCTTACGCCCTAAAATCGTATAAACATACGCTGGGCTACTGGCACGAGTGACGGCCAGAACCTTTAGACGGTACTTGTTTACCGCAGAGAACGTCTTAGAGAAGTCGCCCAATAGGTCCTTGGCCTCCGTTACGGAACAGCCAATAGAACGTGCAATCTTATCTGGGCCAACGCCGTAAGCCATAGAAAGCACAAGAACCTTTCCAGCCTTTCGGTCAACCCCCATAGTGTCTCCGACTGTGGTGTATATGTCTTTACCTTCTAAATAGTTAGACATCATAATTGGGTCCTCGGACATAGAGGCAATAACTCGAGGTTCAATCTGAGAGTAGTCAGCCACAACTAACTTATAACCCTCTGGTGCGTAAAACAGGTTACGAATAGATTTTCCGTGAACCGTGTGAGGCGCGGGTACGTTTTGAAGATTAGGGTTACGGCTCGAAAAACGACCTGTCTCAGCACCGTGCTGTATAAAATCACAGTGAATTCGGCCGTTAATCAAAAGACTGTCTTTGTGTTCAATTTTAGACTTTCCGCCAGTAGTTCTTGTAACATCGCCACCTAGGTACGGCACTACATATGTAGTAAGCAACTTGTTTAAGTCTGCGTATATAAGTATTGCGGTAACTAGGGGGTCTTTATCTCTATACGGTTCAAGAGCCTCTGCTGCAACAGAGTAATCTGCGTAAGTTAACTCTTTGCCCTCTTTATCACGCGTATTTCCACGCAACGTAAGTACCTTAGGAGCTAACCCTCTACCGCCCTCTGCCTTAGGTGCATATAATAAATACTGCTTCTCTTGGTTTGAGTTCATATTAAACTGACGCCCAGCGGCAATAAAGACGTCTGCTTTAGCTTTTTCAATATCTTCTACAAGTTTTTCGTGAAGCTCTTCTAAAACAACCATATCAATCGGTGCTCCAGTAAGCTTCATAGAGCATAAAACGTTTAAAACATCCATCTCTAACTTCATTACTTTTTGTAGGTTGCTCTCAGTAAGTCTAGGATTTAAGTTCTTCCACAGTAAAAACGTGTATTTTGCGTCAAGGTAGGCGTACTTAGCTACATCAGTAAATGAATGCTTTTCAACCTCTTTACCCACACCTTTAACCATGTGATAGCCAAACTCACGGGCTAAAGAATCGGCTAAACCTACTTTATTTTTGTTCTTGTTATCTAAGATAAAAGAACCAATCATTGTGTCAAAGTACGGACCTACTGGGTATTTGTTCCCGTAATACTTTGCTACAGAAGTTAAATCAAAAAGTAAGTTATGCCCTACTTTTAAAATGTTAGGGTCAAACATAAGTGGTTTTAAAGCGGTAAACACATCAGCAGGAAATAACTGCTGTGGCGCATCACCAAATACATACGTTGCTTTTTTAGCATCTCGGGAGTAGTCACTAGGTCTGGCAGGGAGCCCCTTTTCTACGCGTTTTTCTCCCTGACCAGTTAGTGGATAAACCACATCTAGTAACTCTCCGTGAGGATGTCCCATTGGGATAACGTCTGCTCGCCCGTGTGTGGCTAACGTAATCCACAAAACCTCATTTATTGGAGTATCACCACGACGGTCTCCTACAGTTTCAACGTCATACGCAAAGGCATCAACCTTTGAGTAGTGGTCAACTAATTCCTGTAATTGTTCTTTAGTCGTAATAATATTCATGCATACCCCTTTAAGGTCTAAGAGCTGGAGACTCCAGAAAGGGGGAAAGAAAGCCCCCAGCCCTTAGACAGCTAGTTTGCTTAAGCTAACAATGAGTTGGCAATTTCTTCCAACTCTGCCCATGAATGAGTTTTAATATCATCCTTGGTATAACACGCCATTTGCGCGATTGCTGCTTCGGCTGCTGCTTCTTCAATGCCCCAGTCCTCTTGGAGGTCTCGGCCCTTGATTGCATTTAGGTGGTAAACAGTTTGCTGCATCTTACCTGTACGACTAAGTGCCCAGAAATTTTTATTCAGTGGGCCCTGAGGTGAGAAGTGTGCAGCGTGTAGTGTCTTGTAAAGACGCGGTGTAGCAATCATCATCTGACGCTGTGGACCGCCTGGAGCGCTAAGGTTAACGACGGTAAACGCACGCTTGTCCTCAGGCTTGCTATTGAGTTTGGTGCACAATGGGTCGTTAGCACCAAGAGAAATGTATGAACGACGACCAACAGTTTTTTGCTGTAGGAAGTGTTGCTTGTATGTTGCAAAGGGACCATCTGGGTCAAGGAACTTAATAACTTGGAAGTCTTCTCCAAGCTTTAGTTCGACTGGGAAATCACCTGCTGTGCCCGCTAATTTTTCAGCGGCATCCCAACCTGATTGAACTGCTGTTGATGAAGCCGCAACTGGGCGGTCTTCAATTACAAACGCTTCAGTTTCTGAAACGTACTCGTCTGCATTTGGAACTCTATTAATTGACATTTATTTTCCTTTGTTTTAGTTGTTTTCTGTTTCCGTTGCTTGGATATTATCCCAAGCCTCGGCTATCTCAGTTATGAGGTGCCGGTTAGTAGACCATTCTATACGCTTTGCCGTAAGTACGCCAGCCTTATTAAACAGTTCTACCGTTACCTCAATCATTGGTCTTGTGTACAAGCGCTTACCTTGTACCTCCTTGCCGTTTTTGTCAACTGTTGAAGGCAATCGGTAAGGAGATGTAGGTAAGTAGCCTTCGCCCATCCACGAACGTAATGTGATGATAGGGCGACCTAAAGCATTTGCTAACGCACCAAGAGTAAACATCTCCGCACTAGTTCCGTTGGGTAGTGTTTTAATGACTGGTTTAGAGTCCCACTCAACTTGTACTTTTTGTGGAGTTACATCTTCGCGGCGTTTGCGTTTACTGCCTGGATAATAGTTATCCAAACTAGCAAAAGTAGACTCAATAAAGTCTTTAGCGTTATTTGAATTACTCATGTGTCCCATATTAAACGATAAAAGCGTAGATAACTTTTTCAGGGAACATAGCGTCGATGTCTGCTTCTGTTAGTTCATCGCGGTAGAACGAAGCCATAATCTCTGCTTCATCTAATGTAGGAACCATCTTGACACAACGTTCTGTCAAACCTTTTTCCGCAATAATTTTTTCTGCAACATCCATATCAAGGTTCTTAATAACTTTTCGTTGATGAGTAATTTTATCAACACCAGTTACTTTGTCGTCTACCTCAAGGACAATGTGACCTTTTGAGTCAACCTCGCCGTATTCTTTAAGTAGGTCAACAAGACGAGTCTTGATTTCTTTTTGACGATTTGTAAGGAGATTAATTTCATCCTTAAGCGATACAAACTGTTGAACGTTACGTGTTAAATCTTCTTTGTTTAGAGACATATTCAACCCCTTTCGAGGTCAAAGATAGTCGAAGACTTATTTAGCTGTCAAGCGGGGTTAGGTAATCCTCAAGGGCTTTAATTATGATGCTGGTCACAGTAACCTTCTCAAGGGCGGCCTTCTTCTGAACCGCGGTCCAGAGGTCATCTGGGACGCGGATAGTACGCGTAGGGGTCTTAGGTGCGTTAGGCATCCAAAAATTATACCGAAGTTAGGCGCAAGAACCCGCTTAAACTGCCTACGCTCATAGTTACTCCGCCAGCCTCATTTATGCCTGTACCGTCAATAACAGCGCTTGCTACGGCGTTTTTATGTTGCAACATCTCGTGTTGTCTAATTTCAATAGACCCAGCCACTAAAAGGTCTTGCACAACTATGGTTGCCCACTTTGACGAGGCTCTCATAATACGCCCGTTTCGTTGAGTTGCAGAACCTGCAGACCAAGGTAAATCATAATTGATAAGGAGATTAGCAGCGGGCAAATCAACACCGTAACCACCAGCGTCAGAAGATATAAAGACGCGAATGTTAGGTAAAGTGTTAAAGGCAATTTTGTTCTCCTCTTTCGTTTTAGCGTCAATACGCCCTGAGTAAGTAACGCACATATCTGGACCCAAAGCAGTAGAAATCTTTTCAAGCATATCTACATAAGTAGCAAATATAACTACCTTGTTTTCTTCATTCTCATCAAGAAAGTCTTTAACGTAGTTAATCAACAGGTCAAACTTTTGACTGTTGTTTACTCCGTCTAGAGCCCCGTCTTTTACTATTTCGTAGGCGTACTTTGACCCTGTGCCTGTCATCATGTCGTAGTTGTATGCGCTAGTGCGAATAAGGTCTGGATGAGAGCACAACATCTTTAGGCAGCCTACTTTGGCCATAATCTTTCCTCTAAGCTCGTCCATCTCTCCGCCACGTTGAGACTCAAGTCCGTAATGGGCAAAAATATTAAAGTTAGACCCAAATAAATTCTGGGCTTCGTCTAGGTCGTTGAGCAGGTCTTGCAAAATCTTGTTGTATAACTTGGCTGAACCTCTATCTAAAGTAATAGTTATTGGTTCTTTATGTATAGCGTCTGGAAGGTATGGGGCAACATCGGGGTCTTTTTGTGATTTACGTACACAGGCTTCTTTTAGTTTTTCGTGCAAGGTAGGCAAGTTTCTATAGCGGTCTACGCCACCCCAGTTATTGCGGACAATAAAAGCTTTGTCAAAGATATCAAAACGTCCCAGCAACTGGTCGTCTACAAACTGCATAATGCTAAACAGCTCTTCTGGCTTTCCGTTTTCAATTGGAGTTCCAGTAAGAGCAAACTTAAACGGGGCATTAGATAAACGCTTTGTGTGCTTAGACCGTTTAGATTTAAAAGACTTGATTGCAGTTGCTTCGTCAAGAACAACAAAACCTCTGGGTAATTTTTTAACTAAATCCCAGTCGTTAACAACCTGTTCGTAATTCATAATGATGTAGTCAACCCCTGAGTTAACCCAGTCCATCGCCTCCGCATATTGCTTCTCACGCTTTGCTTTAGTCCCGTCAATAACTAAAGACTTTGAGGTGCCCTCTGTAAACTTTTCAATTTGATTCTGCCATTGGTATTTAATACTGCTTAGGCATACAACAAGGCCGGGCTCTTTAATCTTGTTCTTATCCATCAACCGCTCAATAGCAGCAATAGTAAGTACGGTCTTACCTAGCCCTAAGTCATAGGCCACTAAAACCTTTTGTCGTTTACACATAAGGTTAACGGCGTCAGGTTGATACGGAAGAAGTTTACCCTTAAAGGTCACAGAGGTATCTCATTAATCTTGTCTTTAGACCAGTGGATATAAGACCTAACGTAAACAATTGCGTAAGCTAAAGCTGAAAATATAAAACCGTACTGGTCGGTGATTAAAGCGTAGGTAATCCATAGCAACTCATTAAAAAGCAAAACTAGCCAACCCCAAATAGTTTTACGCCCTACAAAATAAATTCCAGAAACACCTATTACCGCTAATACCCAAGACCAGTATTGCATTATTTGTACCCGTGCATTCTTGTGCTAATTAAAACTTTAAGGTCATCAATGGTTCCGCTGTTAACAAAAATTTGGTCAACTTTTTCACCTTCCATAGCTGACTCTGAGACATGGGCGTTTACTGCTTTAATACCGATACGTTTAATGCGCCAAATCTGGGAGTTATTGTATTTGCGTATAGCTTTGGCTTCATTTGGGTACCGAACATCAGTAATAACATACTTGTTCTCAAGGTTAACCTGACTAAGAGCTTGCTGTACCCAAAACATATCGCCAAAAATTTTACGAGCACCAACACCTAAGTCTTGAAGAAGGCGCCTAGCCTCAGGGTAATCTACTTTTACTTTATCCCACCCATACGAATCAACTAACCCTTGAACTCTATAGCCTTCTTTTAACATTGGGTTAGCCTCGTATAACAAGGCGCGTATAGGGTCGGCAAAAGCAACTCGTTGGTAACCGTACTTTTCTACAAGTATGTTTGCAACAGTGTCTTTACCTGACTGGGCGTAACCAGTTAAGCCAATAATCAAAACTCAACCCCAACCCAAAAAAATACAAGGTCTATATCCATGTGATACTTGTCAATATTAAACCCAATACCAAAACGCTTAAATGAATACCCGAAGCTAATCCAAAACTTTCCAACGCTAATTTCTTTATGCATATCCCAAAGCCTTCTCTCCGTGTAGTGAATGACGAGCAGTTTCTATTCCCAAAAATATCTCATCTTTACTCATACCGCCAATGTCTTTGACATCTACGTGGTCATAGTTAAAAAAGCGGGCCTCAAAGCCAAGCCGCAAACTCCAGCCTAGGAGAGCCTTAGAAGACTCTCGACCAGCCTTATCATTGTCCATAGCAAATATGACGCTCTCAGCCCCTCTAATGAGGTTTACCTGACTCTTGGACACTGCTGACCCGTAGGTAGAAACGCCCCCCATAAGCCCTACGGAGGCCATACGAGCCACGTCTAGCGGAGATTCGACCACTACCATGGGACCAATGGTGTATTGGCCGTATCCGAATAAGGTGAGGCTTTTATTAACCCCTGTCGGATAGTTCCGAAAGTACCTATTTGCCCCTTTTTCTTGCCAACCCCAAAGCTTTTGATTTACAGGGTTTCGGATAGGGGTAATCCAACAAGCCTTGCTTGCGTCCCACAAAATGCCGTAGTAACGCGCAGCGTTACTAGTTATGCCACGAGAACGCAAGGCCTCTTCTGGAGGCTCAACAAAAGCAGCAAGGTTGGCCTCTGATATATCGCTAACCTCTTCAAAAACTGTTTTTTTCTTTGTGGCTTTATCTAAAGCTTTACCCAAGTCAACGCCAGTATCAATCCAAGCCTTGGCTGATTCATAATCAATTCCTTGAACGTATTCAATTAGGGAAGTAACGCTTCCCTTGAACCCGCAAGAAAAACAAATGTGTGCGCCAGTATCAGAGTTAATCCACCAAGATGGATTGTGGTCCTCGTTACCTGTGCGCTTTAAATGTGCAGGACAGTGACCGTTAATCTCAGAGCCACGTATGTTGTAATACTCAATACTTAAACGGTCAAGCAGGTCTTCCATATCTTCAACGGTCATAGTCCACCTTCTTATGTTTAACCTTGCGTGTGTAAGCCTTTTTGCTTTTTATAGGCTGAGCAGCATTTGAACGGCGAAGTTCAAGCACGCGTTTAATACGAGCTAAATTTGGAAGTTTCATAGGTCTGTTGCATCCATCTCGCGGAATCGGCCTTCTGACCACTGCCACTCAAGAGTTACTTCGGCAGGTCCAGAGTTACGACTTGCTACAACCTTTAGTAAACGAGTGTCTTCAACGGCTTCATCCTCACGTTGTAGGCCCAAAATAATGTCAGCATCTTGGAAGAACGAGGATGAGTAACCGATTGAATCTGCGGTCACATTACCCTTCTTCATTTTCCAAGTAAGAACTTGAGTAGAGATAACAATTGGCTTGTTAAACCGCTGAGCCAACTTCTTCAAACCACGAGTGATGTTAGTCAAAGCCTGTGGGGTATTAGCCTCGCCAGACTGCTCGTCAATCATAAGGTAAACACCGTCAATAAAAACAATGTCTGGTTGCAGTGTTTGAATCTTTGCCGCAATACCTGAAACAGTTGAACCAGCAGCAGAGTCCACTAGCCAAAACTTATGGTCAACGTTCTCAAGGTTTTCCAAAATCTTTTTGTATCTAGACTCTTCTTCAGAAGTAAGGGTTCCGGTCATCAAACGCTGGTGAGAAATGAGGGCACGCATTGAGTCATAGCGAGTCTCTTGCTCCATGTTGCTCATCTCAAACGACTGAAACATTGGCACCTTGCGTTGCTCGCGGTGGATGTTCAAAGCAATCTGCAAAGCAAGAGTTGACTTACCAGTCTTTGGTGGAGCAATTACAACAATCAACTGACCATTTTGTAACCCACTAGTTGCTCTATCAATAGTAGGAAACCCGGTTGGATATCCGCGTAAACCGTTAGGCAAGTTCTTACGTTCTTGATAATCTTCCCAACGACGCATAGGTTCGTTAGTTAAATCTAGGTCGCTAGTTCCGCTTAGACCGTCGTCATCAATCTTGATAAGCCCGCGCTGTAGTCGTAGTAATGCTTCTTCATGGTCAGAGCGCTTATCAATAGACTCAATAGCGTCACGAAGCATGTTTACAGTTGCAAACTTACGTCGTGCTTCAACAACTGCATCTAATAAATAATCAAGGCTGTCCTCTGACTGAGCAAACTCATACGTTGGATAGTTCTCTTTAAGAATCTCAAGGCTGGGGCACTCACCGTACTTTGAAAAATGGTCGCGGACCTTAGTCCAGACGCGCTTGTCATCTTCGTCTGCAAACCAATTAGCATTTACATTACGCATAAACAAGGGGGTTAGATTCTTTTCAAGAACCGCTTTACTAAGAAGCTTCTTTTCATTGTTCATTGAAGTAAGTCCATTCCCCAGCTTCCGTAGCGCAACAATCTATCAGGCCTATCCATAACACCAACAACATCTGGTCTGTATGGTAACTCTGCTACTAGGTGGTCGATAGAAGAGTAGACCGTAGCATAACGAAAGGGATTCGTGCCAATTTTCTCTAGGTGTTCAATTAAATCGTCTAGCTCATCCTCGGTCATATCAAAGGACACAAGCTCGTAGGTGTACTCACTTCTCGTAGCCCATAAATAAATACGACTTAATATTTGAGAATTAAAAGTATATTTTTTTTCAATCTTAGGGATTATTTTAAAAACTTTTTTGACAGAGGTTTCCCAATTAAGTATGCCGTCTGTTGTAACAAGCACCCGCCTAGTAAATGCGTTGCTTATATCCCCTTTGTACATGTTTAATAAACCTCTATTTTTCCAAATCTAATAATGAACTCTCTAAAAGCATCTGTAGATTCTTGAGCCTTGTCGGCTTCTTCTTTAGTTGCTTTCTTAGAAATTTCTAACGGATAAGCGCCACCATTAGTATTAATGCGGGCGTTTACAAAACGAGAGTGCTTGCAACTACTTCGTCCGTTAAACCCTGGGCAAGAGCAGATTAAATCCCCATCTAACGTGCTGCTAACTTCGTATATTGCAGGGCTTGGACTCATAGACTGGCTCAAGAAAACTTGTATAAGTTTTGTCTCTTGGGCTTGCATATTCTTCTTCCTCATTTCCGTAAATCCCCTTTTGGAGATTTTAGTGCAATAGGTACAAAAGCTTCTCGGGCAAAGCTCTCCGTAGCAGAACCATAAACGGCCCCCCAGGCCTCTAAAGGTATGTTTGAGGTAACAATAGTCGGTAAGCCGTTATTAAACCGAGTTCTAAGGACGTGGTGAAGCATTGTTTTTTGCCAACCAGACCCAGACATATGTTCCTTGCCTACGTCATCAATAACCAGCACTCTAATGTTGTATGCGTCATCCACGGACTCCCCAAGGATTCCAGCAAATAAAGACTGCTCTTCATCTGTGGGGTCTTCCATAAGAGCCCCCCTCAAATCAAGTAAGGCGCTAAAAGTTAAAAAGTAGCAAGGTCGAACAAGTGTCTTGTTTGCTTCAGGGGAGAAGGCTTCGTAAGGAAATCGACGAAGGATGTCCTGCAAAATTACCAAAGCCAAAGTTGTCTTGCCGTGCCCTGGCTCTCCGTAAAGCATAAGACCCTGACCGCAGCTTGTCTGACCTTTAGATTTAATTACCTTGCCAGATTCAACTGTAGAAACCCACTCTTTAATTATCTCAACATCAGATGAGATAACGCCAGTGCAGTCTTTAAACTCCCAACCCTGACGGTTGTAGGGAATTGCTGCAATCTTCACCCATGAACGGCGTCGAAGTTTTAACTCGTCTACGTTAAACATTTCCCCTCAATCTAGCAAGCGCCTTTTCTTTAAGACGAAGCTCTTCATCGCTTTCTTCTGTGGAAATCATAGAACTCTTTGCCTGCAAAACGTAACTTGGAAATCTAGTAACAAACAACTTCCAAAGATGTTCTGCGTCATCGTACTTTTCAAAATCAATACTACCGAAAAACAAATCTAAGATAGCAAGTTCTACAGCGCCATTAGTATCGTGCTTTTTTCTAAGGGACGCAAGAGCTGGGATAAAACGGCTGTTAGTAACCGACCACGGCTTAATGCTCCAAACGCGGTAAATGCGGTCAGCAAACTCGTAACCAACATCTGTGCACGTCCACTTGTCGGCCGAAACGGAATGACGGCTTAAACGCTTTTTATGGTTCTTGGCTTTAGCCTCCTCGTACTCAGCCTTCTTAGAGTCCTGAGTCTTCTGACGAGCCTTAAGAACTTCATCATCGTCAATCGACGATTGCTTTTTAAAAAATTCATAGCCCATGCTATCCACCTCAATGTTAATCGTTTGGAACTCTTCCACCGACGGAGTCGGTGTATCTGGTTTACTTATAAGCGAATTAGCAAATACAGAGTTATTGCTATTCTGCACTACAAGGGGTAACAATAGTTCGGCTGTCAGACGGTCTGAACCTAAGACAGTCAGATAGTTCTTCTTAACAATACTAGCCCCAATTTTCTGGGTCTTCAGCTCAATGTAGCCGAGCTCTCGCAACTCTTTTAGTGCCTTGAGTGCGGAATGTCGCCCAATTTGCCAATGACCCATTACTGACTCGGCAGATATGTTTAGTCCAGCGTTAGCCTTTACAAGTATGGCTAAAGCAAGTGGCGACAAAGGAATCAATTACTTGTTCTGTTCCATGTCTTCGGTTAACGCGTTTAACTTTTTAGCTAAACGTTCAACAATTAAATTAACAAAACTGTCAATAGCAGCGTAGATGTCGTCTACCGCATCCTCGTACTCTTCTTCTTCCTCTTCAACCTCTTCAACCTCTTCGTCTTCTGGCTCTTCGTAATCTTCTTCCTCTTCTACAACTGGAGTCTTTTCCGTAGAGGCCTCACTAGCAGGCATTACAGGTGTAGAGGAGCGCTTAATCTCATCGGCAGGAGTTATCTTAGACAACCCATCGCAAAGGTCGTAAGACGCCAAGCCGTAGGTTTTACAG